TAATCCAAGCCATTATACTAGTTCTGCCGCGGCAATGTCGCCCCGCAGAAGTATGCCTAGAAGTTCAGGTGGTGGAGGAGGAGGAGGCTCTACAACTCCCGGAAATAGAGATGGTGGAAATGGTGGATCAGGAATTGTAGTTGTTAGAGTACCAGCTACAACAACTTTAGCAGTTGCACCGGGTACAAATAGTGTTGCAACTTTACCAGCCCCAGCAGGGTCTTATAAAGTAGCCACTTTTACTGTATCTGGTACATTGACAGTAAATTAAGTAAAATATAAAAAAGGTGTAATAATATTATGGCTCATTTTGCAGAATTAGAATCAAAAACAGACCCAACAGGTTTTACATCTGATACTCATTTAATAGTTAAAAGAGTAGTCGTAGTTGGAAATGATATAGAAGTTAATGGAGGTACATTAGAAAATAATGATTGTCATGTTGATGGTGAAACATGGTGTGTAAATTTTTTTGGTGGTGGAATTTGGAAACAAACCTCTTATAATAACAATTTTAGAAAGCAGTATGCAGGATTAGGCTATGTATATGACTCTTTAAAAAATAAATTTTTAAACCAACAACCATATGCTTCATGGTCATTAGATGATAATGATGATTGGAAAGCACCTGTAACTTATCCAACTGATATTACAGAAAAAAACATTAGTTGGGATGAAAGTAATCAAAGATGGAATGCAACTAATTTTTCAGACCCTGTTAATAATTTCTATTGGGATGCATCAGACTTAACTTGGGTATCTGTATAATTAATTTTACAACTGTATGAATTTAACAAATTACTATTGGTATTTTCAATCAGCAATTCCTCACAGAATTTGTGATGATATTATGCGTTATGGCAAATCTATTCAAGATCAAATGGCAGTTACAGGAGGTCTTGCAAATCCAAAAAAATTAAATCAAAAACAAGTTAAAGATTTAAAAAAGAAAAGGAATTCAGATATTGTTTGGATGAATGATAGATGGATATATAAAGAAATTCAACCTTATATTCATCAAGCCAATGTAAATGCAGATTGGAATTTTAATTGGGATTATTCTGAATCTTGTCAATTTACAAAATATAAAAAAGGACAGTATTATGATTGGCATTGTGATAGTTGGAATAGACCCTATCAAACACAACAAGATGATCTTATTAATGGAAAAATTAGAAAATTATCTGTAACTGTTACATTATCTGATCCTAAAGAATATAAAGGTGGAGAATTAGAATTTGATTTTAGAAACTTAGACCCTGATAAAAAAAGAAATGTTAAAAAGTGTAAAGAAATATTACCTAAAGGGTCTTTAGTAGTATTTCCCTCTTTTGTATGGCATAGAATATGCCCTGTTAAAAGCGGAGAAAGAAACAGTTTAGTTATTTGGAATTTAGGACACCCATTTCAATAAAAAAATATAATAAGGAGCATTAAATGTCATTTAAAAAAAATAAATACCAAGTTTTAAAAGGAGTTATAAGTAAAGAGTTAGCAGACTTTACGATGAAAAGAGTACCAGAGTTGATTAATGAATTACCTGAACTTGCAAAAGT